GGGGGCAAGTTACCCTGCCCCCCCCAATATTACTTAGGCAAACGGTGCGCCTGTTCCGGGGTCACCCAAATCACACATAACTGCAACACAACGGATTTTACCGTCGAATGTAGCAGTAACACCAAGAATGTCGATGTTGTCTGCTGCAGTGTACAGCTTTGCAGTTTGACCGAACTCCTGTGCAACGGCAGAGCCGCTAACATCAGTTACCCAAGTGTCTGCAGCAGCAGCGTCACCCATGTCGATTGTAGGTGAGCCTGTAGATGCGGCCTGATACACTTCGATACCTGCCATCAAGACCAGAGTGTTGTCTGGAATCTCAAAGACGTTAACGATGTCGCCAGCAGCAAGATTGGTAGATGTGAAGTCGAGAACGACCTCGACAGTCTGCATCTTCTTGCCAAGAGGGATACCAGCTACGGCACCAGTTACGTTATAAGTAGCCATAATTCAGTCTCCCTTACAGTGAGATAACGGAACGTACGAGGGCTTCCGGACGCATGACCTTACGGCCAAATACGTGGAGTCCGCGAACGATGTCGCTAAAGGTTTCAGTCGAACGTACAACTTCGGTCTTCGCAATGTGCGAAGCAGTTGCAGTTGAAGACATGTGACCGGCAAGGATTGGGAATTCACCTGCACCCAGACCAGTTACGTCAACAGTATCCGTGCCAGCAGCATTCATTGCAGTTGACTTGTAACAAGCAAAACCGGCAATGTTGCCCTGTGCTACCAGACCGTTGCGGAGCGGAGAAGACGCATCGCCAGTTACCTGAACTTCTGCGAACTTAGCACCTGCACCAAACAGGGTCTCGTAGAAAGCTGGTGCAGCAACAAACCAACGATTCTCTTCCGGAACCGACTGGTCGTCGAGGGCACGAGCCATCTTGAGCATGATGTTGACAAGGTTGTCACCCGTCTGTGAAGTCAGTGGGGAACCGAGCGTACCGAGACCACTAACAGTGGCGGTAGCCGCACCCGACTCAGAAGAGAGTCCTGCACCGTCGAACATTGCGGTGAGGATATTCCCGTCGTACTTGCGCTTCAGCGAGTATGCACCCGATGAAGTAGCAAGGGCTTCAAAGTTAACGTGAGACTGACGCTCTTCGATGTCGTCAATTTTGAATGCAAAAGCATTCGCTTGGTCCACGACCATAGTGATTTGGTCATCAGCAAGGTCTTGTGGGTTTACGACAGCACCGCGCGAGTAGTTCGACACAGTGATGGTTGGTTCTTTGATGATACGAACCGTATCGCCAAAGTTCTCAATTTCGCCAGCGTAATCAGTATTCGTGATGTCTTCTGCAACCGAAGCGCGACGAAAGAACTTGAGAACCTTTTGGCTGAAAATTTCCGGTGTAAAGTTACCGGAAGGCAGGTTGTTGTAACCTGATGCGCTATCAAAAGCCATTGGTCTGTCCTTCCTTTATTGGAGGTTTAAGAGTTGTAGTCAATTCGGCCTTCTGAACGTGCCGCGTCGAGTTCCGATTCCATTTTCTCGAACTCCCACGGCTTCATCTTGCCGATTTCTGAAGCTTTCCAAATCCGCTTGCCACCCGTGCCTTCAGTACGTACTTCCCTTGCAGGGGCTTTAGTCACGGCGTCTGCGGCTGATGCAGTTTTGGTCTTCTTCTTGGTTTGGCCAGTATCGGCCTTGTAGAGGTCCACTACTCGGGACGCCCATCGTGCATCTTTGTTGTTTTTATAGATGCCATCAGAGATAGACCCGGGTTGTTCTTCGAGCCACGCAAGAAACTTGTCGTCAGACTTGATTTCATTGAAGTCGGGCTGGAGTCGAAGCAATTCCTCGAAGGCTTTTTGCTTCTCTAGTTCCTTCTCTCGTTCTTTGATAGTGCCAAGTTCTTCACGGAGTTTTGATACTTGCGTTTCGGTTTGCATACTTGAAACCGTTTGTACAACTTCGAACACGTCAGGATAACGTTCTTTGAATTCTTCGAGTTCCTCTGCAGTCTTCGGTGGCGTAACTCCCCGGGGCATCTCTGCTGCCCGTTCGGTCATCGTCTTGCGAAGTCCTTCAATCTCGCTCTTGAACTCTCCGACCTTTTCGTCATAGTGACGCTTCAAGTCGTCGTACCGCTTTTTGTAGTCGTGGCCATCATCCTTTTTGGATTCAGCAAAACTCTCGGATGCCTCTTGCGGAGTAGCCTCTTCGGGGTCCGCAGCTTGTGCTTCTTGAGTTTCTTCGTTATCGTCGTCGTCTTCGTAGACTTCGGTTCGATACTTTCCACGATACAGGGATTCGTTGTTAATTGTCCCAAACGAATCGTTTGCTTTGTTGGCTCTTTGGCCTCGTACTTTTTTTGCCATTTTTTTACCTCACTAGCGGGGCTACTTGGCTTGTAGGTAGCCGCTTCGGTTGTGTCAGGGCCGCGAACACGCGGGTAGCTGACGAATATCAGTCTGGTGCTTTGTAAAACTCGTGTTGTCCATGAGTTGTGACCAGAACCAAATTTTCGCGCATCCACTGGTTAGGAGCGTCTTTTCTTGTGTACCACATCACATCATCAGATATGATAGGACCAGATTCCATTTCACCGCTGAGTAGGTCTTCGGCAACGGCCATCGCTCGTGCCAAACCCTTCTCGTAAGACTCACGCCGGGTTTTGAAGTTGGTACGCAAACCCTTGTTGCGTTTTACGTCCATTCCCACGTACTGGTATGCACCCTTGTCGAGTCTACTTAGGATGACATCTCGCGGAGAAGTTTGCTTCTTAAACTCTGTTCTGTCCGATGCTGCTCTGTGCAACACTGTCTGTCCTACTGCGTACATGTTCTCTACGGGGGCCGTGGACGATGCCGTTTCTGACATCAGCATGTGAGCCAGCAATTCAGTATCAGACAGAGACTTGTAAAATTTTTCGTTGGTTGTGCGGGTTACCGGCTTTTTGTAGTGGGTTTCTAACTTTGTTAAAAAGGCTGCTGGTGGTTGAAGAACTGGTTCTGGAACATCCGGACCAACGTCGGGCTGCTCTACGAAACCCTGTTTGGGCGGCTGCTCCTTGGCGTAAGATTCCGGGGGAGGGGGTGCCACAAAGCCCTGCGGTTCTTGTGGGACTGTTACCTGCGGGGTTGCGCGAGGCTGTCCAAACCCCTGACTGAACACGCCACCCAACGCGGCACCTACGGGTTGTTGACCGTTTTCTTGGATACGCTCCCGAGTTTCGGGCTTGCCACGGTTGTTAATCTTGTTGAGACGGTCGTAGCCAATGATTTTAGCAATGTGCGGAGAGACTATAACTTCGCCGCTAGAGACGGCCACGTCTATTAGTTTAGCAGATTTTCCAGTATTGTCAACCCCTACACCCTGCTTTTGTGCTTGTTTTTCAGCTTCGAGAATCATTTTCTTGATGTCGAGGCTTCCCGCGAACTCCACGGCGGCTGCATTGATAACAAATGCGCCTTCAGGAAGTTGGGTTGGGCGGTTGTCCGCAACAGTCTGGTCTTCAGGGACTTGCTCTGGTGGACGGTCTACAAAGCCACTAGCTGCGGCTGCAGCACCGGGTGCGCCACCCATAGCCAAGCCCACGCGACCGCCCAACGCACGGAAGCTATCAAATCCTCCGCCCATACCGCCGCCGCCGTAGGCTTCCGCCTCATAGCTACTCTGCGTCTGACTCGCGCTTTCTTGAACTGCGCCGCTGTCAAAGCCGCCTTGAAACCCACTTTGAGATATCGAGTATTGGGTCGGCGTACCCGCTGGCGAACCGCCGTCATCATCCTGTTGCGTCTGGGCTTCGATAACAGTTTGAGTAACTGCCGGAGCAGGTTCGGGCTTCTGGGTTACTTCTGCTGCTGCGGACGCGTTCTTGATGTTTTGAACAGCCTGTCCTAAACTAATTGTGCCGCCACGGGCTTGGGAAAGTGCATCTTGAAACTGGTCGTACGTAATTCCGGCACTAGCTGCTGCCGTCTCGGCCATTCTTTTAGTGCCGTACACTCCTGAAGAACCGAAACGAGGGGCGTAGACAGTGCCATTGGAACGGTAAAACCCGTCCATAGGATTGCCGGATACCTGCAAGCCGCCTGACTCAACTACTGTCTGACTCTTACTGGGGTCGCTCATGTTGTAACGACCTCGGGTCGGGTCGAAACCCTGACTAATTGCTTCGAGGGCTTTTATTTGTTCGTGGCTCATGCCCTGCGTGTTACCGGTGTACGTTCCGGAGCCGGGGGCACGGGTGATACCCATGTTGCCAATGGAGATGGCAAATCCTGTATCAATTTTAGCTAGGTCTATTCCTGCGTTGGCAGAAGTCGCGGCCCGAATCTTTGCCAAGTCGGAATATTGCTTCGAGTGTACTACGTCAGCAACCGCCCCTAGAACACCCGCAGGACGAAAGCTATTAAATCCAAAGGCGTTCTTTACCGTAGTGCCGCCTATGAATGTTCCGGCAACGGCCCCTACGGGACCACCAACCACGCCCATCATTCCGCCCGCAAGCTTCTTGGAGTCTTCTGGCGTTAGTTTGCCTGTCAGCAGCCGTTCTGCACGAGACGGCAAGTCCTTGACCTTTTCAGTTGTAGTCTTAACTTCGGACGAGAACCCCGCACCGAGGTCGATGTCTGCAAAGTTGCCCGTCACACCCGGTTCGATTATGTTCTGAACCAAGCCTAGACGGTCCTTCGGGGCACCCGCCGACCCTTCAATGTAAGCAGAATAACTGTCAAAAGGAGTTCCACCCATCGGAGTTCCGGAATTGAAGAATCGCACAGTAGAGGCTTCTGTTGTTCCCTCTCCACCATATAAGGGCTGGTCTAGAACCTGTCGCAAGTCTGCACCTGCACCAGAGTCGTCGTCTTGGTCACGAGCCATAGGTTCGGCAAGTTCGGTGATATCTTCGTCAGGGTCAACGTCGATACCTGTCTGCTCTTCTAACTCTGGAAGACCGAGGGCAGTATTGTAAAAGTTGACAGCAGAAGAACCATAATCTTCTAAACCGATAGTCCGCTGGCCCGTAAACTCAAAAGGGGCAGCTTCTGTCGCGGTATCCTCGTCATCTTGAAATAGAAATAGACGGTCAGCCATTCTTCACAATTGCCTCGTGGTTATCCTTCAGCTTGAGGAGCATTTCCAGTAAAGCCGCTTTCCCCTGCAGTTGGCGCAGTTCCGACTCCGATTGTGCCGTTACCAGACCCTTGAACGTCTGTTCCTTCAGGAGTTGGAGGTACTCCTCCAGCCCCGCCCATATCTCCGGCTTGGCTAGGAGCGGCCCCAGCAGCTTCGCTTGGTCCTTGTTGTACATCGGCCATAAGCCCTTTCAGCATCTGTGCGTAGAGTTGTGCCTCGTTGGCGTCGTTCACAAGACTGTCAGGGTCGATGTCCTGTGATATTGCCAACTCGCGCATGAGGTTCGGAATCTTGATGAAGGGTGCAAGCATCGGATTGGCAACCGTCTGCAGCAGAGACGTGAGACGCTGGGTGCGAACCTCTTTTTGCATAACTGCGGCTACGCCACGTGGCTTGATTTCTAGGTCACCCTGAATGTCTTCGGACTCCTCGTTGAACTGCATGTTCCACTGGAAATATGCTTCGCCCAAAGGCTTCAAAAGAAAGTCGTCGATGTTCTTGATGACTGTCTTCATGGACAACCCAGCAGAACCCATCAGCATGGACAGGCCCGCAGCGGTACGTCCGGTTCCACTAACGCCGGTTTGACCGTGAACAATTGACGGGATACCCGTCTCCTCATCTGCAAGCTGGCGACTAATCTGATACATCTGGAGGTTTTCACCAGCAGTGTTCGGAAACTTGAGGCCGTTGATTGCTGTCCCGGTGACGCCCGATTGACGACGGAAAATCTTTCCGGGGAAGATGTCCATGTTTTGTCCCGGCACGAGGCTGGCCTCATCGACATCGAAGACGAGGTTGCCAGCAAGGGCGAGGTTGTCAATGGCCATGCGAACGTGACCGTTCATCAGCTTCTGAGCGTCTTCCATATTTTCCGCTACGCCAACGCCCCAGATTTGATACGGGTTGATTTCGTACGGGAAGACTTGGTAGGGAATGCGGGCAGGAGTGAAGGGGTTGAGGACACAGCGAAGAACCATCGTGCCGCAAACCCAGACGTTTACCTGAACCTCATCGAACTCGGACATTTCTTCAGCGCCTTCGAGACCAGCTTCCTTGGCAAGCTGAGAATCCAAGACACCCCAATATTCCAAGACCTCGTACCGGTTGCTTTGATAGTACGGCTCAGTCTCATCCTCACGGATGGTGTCCTCGTAATACTTGTCCTCATAGTTCGGCCCCTTGGCAAGACATTCCTGAATTGCTTCGGAGTTGAAGTAGGGACGTTTGATGAGGGCACGAAGTTGCTGGCGATTCATGCGGTGACGTTCGATAACGTACTCGCAGTCGTCTATGTTGGTCGCGGAGGGGTCCGGGTGGAAGTCCCAAGCCGAAACCATTTCGATACGCGGGACAGTCTTTTCTTCGGGCATGTACACCCGCTCACCCAAGTCGTCACGCTCCCAGCGGTGTAGTCGTTTGTGAAAGTTGAACGGCCCCTTGATAACACCTGTACCAAGAAGACACGACTCAAAGATAGAACTCCGCAACACGTTCACAGCGTTCGTGTCGAGAAGTTGGTCGTGGATAGTTTTCTCCATGCGGTGAGCAGCAATCTTTGCCGGTTCGATTTGGGGTTCGCCCAGACGAGCCTTTCCTTCCGCTAGGGGAAGCTTGCCGTATTCGCCCTGCAACCCGCCTAGAAACGCCTTTGGCTCTTCAGCCTGTAGGGCACCCGGAGGAAGGTCTCGACCGTCACCAGCGAAACCGTACGGGTCCGGCTGGGTCTCTACTTGGTCGAGGGGCGTCTCCATGTGAGCAAACTCCGCTATTCCTTCCGGAACGGGAGTAGACTCGACAACCAGCGGAAACTTCTTGTTCGCAAACAAGATGTCAACGATTTGACCGTACGCTGCAAGAACCTTCGTCTTGGTAATTCGAATGAAGACTTGCGACCGTTCGGAATCACGGTACTGAGTAGTCGAATCGTAAATACCCCTGAAGTTCTTGTACGACTGAAGCCAGCGTTGCTCGTGTGCGTAGCGTCCGTTCTCGGCATCCTCGAACTTGGCTTTCACATACGCAGCTAAACCGGGCATCTGCTCTTCTGGATTTAAGAGACCAATGGTAGTATCGTCGGCTGGTTGGAGAAAGTTATCTTCTGACATATTCTAGTAATCGCGCTCTTCAGCCATGTTCATGACAGAGGCGTCCACAGTAGTCTTGGTTTGCTTCTTTGGCATATCTTCTGTCAAAACACCCTGAGCGGTCTGAGTGTCAAACTCGAGACCTTCGCGGTAGAGTTGGTCAGCACCCATCTGGTCATCCACGGAAGTCGTGCAAGCCGCGTTGATGTACGCTGCGCCGTAATTGTAATTGTTGTTCGGCATCGGTTTTCTCCCTATTTACCGGTTTACGAAGCCAGCTTCTTGGGCAGGGGCAGCTTCTTGGTCCCTATCTACAAATCCCGCATCCGGGTCAGGAAGTGGCTCCGGACCTCGTATCTGTCTCAATTCATCTTCTGAGTAAGTCAACCCCGGCTGCACTTCGGAAAGTTCCGGACCGGCCAAGGGGCTGGGTTCGAGAATCATCGGCACAGCCCCCGCAACTGCGAGGGGTGCCTTCATTGCCAAGGCAGCACCCTCTAGGGCAACCTCTTTGGCTACAGCAGCACCTGTTCCTAACGGGTCACGAATAGCCTCGTATGCCAGCGTCCCTGCGGCTGCGATTCCGAGTGACTTTGCTGTACCCTTCAAAAACGCGTCTAAGTCGAACCCGCCCTTGTTCAAAGTTTCCTGTAAATCTGGCGACAGGTCGTCGAATGTTTTAGGTTCTGGAGACTCTACAGTTACAGTAGATTTTGGCTCTGACACTGCCACTGGACTTTCTGGGCGAACAACCTGCGTCTTAGGTGTAGGTTCTACGTATCGTGCAGTCAAATCTCCCATGACGACAGGAGCATCCGCAGCCTCAAATACTGGCGTACCCATCACAAAATCAGTAGTATAAGAAACGCGCTGCCCCTCTGGAGGACGCATGTTTGCAGGCAGTTCATCCGTACGGGCTTCAAACAACCATTGGTCCATGACGTTAGGTACGGTTGTCGCTTCTTTTCCGTAGAACCCTCTACTAGGAGAGTAGTATTCCTT